GAATCACTAGGTAAGACACTAGATGAGCATGGCTTTGAAGATGCACAGAACATGACTGATGAAGAAGCTAAAGAGATGTCAGGCAAGATTGACAAGGCTTTACGTGAGGGTGGCATACTTGCAGGTCGTATGGGTGCTAAGATTCCTCGCGTGATTGGTGATATGTTAGAGCCTAAAGTGAATTGGCGAGAGGTGCTACGCGAGTTTGTATCGAGTGCTACCAAGGGTTCAGACGAATATACATGGCGTAAGTTTAACAAGCGTCAGATGGCTAATGATATTTATTTACCAAGCATCGAGAACGAATCGATAGGTGAGTTAGTAGTTGCCATTGATACATCAGGCTCGATAGGTAGCACAGAACTTACTGAGTTTGCCTCAGAACTGGCATCTATTTGCTCTGTTTCATCACCAAGTAAAGTACGTGTGTTGTGGTGGGATACTGATGTGCATGGTGAACAAGTCTTTATGCCTGAACACTATGACAACATTAAAGAATTACTTAAACCACAGGGTGGTGGTGGAACTACAGTTTCATGTGTAAGTGAATACCTAAATAAATCTCGTGTGGAAGCCGAAGCAGTCATTGTATTCACAGACGGATATGTTGAGGACGATATAACATGGAATCTTAAATGCCCTACGCTATGGCTTGTGACACAAAACAATAACTTCGTAGCACCGAGTGGCAAGGTTGTTAAAAAGGAGGATTAAGATGCGAGCTAAAGATAGGATATTCTTTGGTCAATCAATGGGCGTAGTAAATGCTCATATTGGAGAACACATTCAAGTGCATACAACACAAACATTAGAATTAGCAAAGGAAAGAAATGCAGTCATGCAGGAAGTAAATTCTATAGCATGGAAATTAAAAATTAGAAGTAAAGAATCACAACGTATCAATTGGCACTATGCTAGACGATTTAAGAAAACGGCAGAACAGTTAAAGAAACTATTAGCTGACATGAGATTAGAGTATGTATATCAACAAGCAGGGGGAATAGATGAGTAAAGAAAAGAAAGTTTTTAAACAACTAGGGAGGATATATGAATAGTAATCTAAGATATGAACACTTAAAACGAATCACGGAAACACAGAAACCATATAGAGGGACAACAGACAAGTATCCATTTGCCGATAGAAACCATCACTATAAATACTTTTATCCTAAAGAAGTGAATGGCGAGATAGAGTATCACGTAGGTTACTATCATAAGTGGGAATCAGAAACTATGACCGCCAAGGAATTTAATGCCAAGAAAGGTAGCATGGATAGTAAAGAGTTTAAAAAGTGGCGAGAGGAAACAATATGGAATAAAGATTCTAGTGGAGTTGAAACGACAGGTAATTATATGAAAGATTTTAAAAACCCTAAGGTAGATTTAATTATCAGGTCAGACAACACAGTAGAGATTGTAACTAATGTGTTTCATCAAGGCATGCGTATGATATTCTCTGCGTGGAACTATGCCAATGGTGTGTTTCAATCAAGTGTGGCTCATGGTGGTATTGTGTATGGGCGTAGAGATAGTCGTGGTGATACAAGAATACCAATCTTTAAACACATGCGATTCAACATGGACACTATGGCAGTGCATGAATCATCAAAGTATCTAGCAACATATAACACAGTAGATAGAAAGAAATCTAAAGAAGCTATGAACAGATACCAAGATAAACTTAATGGTGCATATGCCTTTATATCTTGTATGGATAGAGAATCTTTTAACCAAGACAAAGAAGAAGTAACAAACGAACTTACACCTGATAATAAAGGTTCACATTGGTGGAGTGATGCCATGCGAAAAGAAGCAATCTCACTAGCTGATAATATATTTTTTGAAAAGCCTGTTGAAGCTATATATGTGTATATGAAAGCATTTAATGTTGCATATCATACAAGTAGTCAGGCTCAACCTAGTGATTGGATTAATGGCTTTAAGAAAAAGTTTGCTAAGCATATTCAAGTCAAACATGATGCTTTTACTAAAAAATATCTTACACATCTAGAAAGTTTTAAATCTTCACCATGGAACATAGACATTAAAATTAATGGTAAAATGGTAGAACGATTAACATAATAGAAAGGGTTACATGAAAGTATATTGCCCTATGCCACACCATATTCTCAAGAAGCATTGGAGAGTGCCGATGTGGCATACAGATGGTAGCTACGTAGTTTGTGTAGATAAAAACTATACAAGGAAATTTACAGATGAAACGTTACCTATATTTATTAGAATGAAACTCCCCTTTGCTAAAGCTAGGTCTAACCATAATGAACCCTCAGGAAAATTACTAGTGGATACATGGGCTATATTTGAACCTGATTTGTATATATGCCCTGATGATATGAAAGACTTAGAAAACATAGCATGGCAAGTAGCACCCTCGTTATACATTATAGTATTACACGAAACAGATTTGGATTCACTACGAGGTGAACGACTAACTAAGGACACACATGACACCCGAAGCAAAGGTAAAAAACAAAGTAAAGAAAATCTTGGATTCACTAGGTTGCTATCATTTCTCTCCTCAAACTGGAGGTTATGGTAAGAGTGGTATCCCTGACATCATCGCCTGCTATAAAGGTAGGTTCATCGCTATAGAATGTAAAGCAGGAAAGGGTCAAGTCACTGCGTTGCAAAAATACAACATCGATCAAATCAAGGCGAATCAAGGCTTGGCAATCATCATAAATGAAGGTAACATAGAAGAACTATTAACTCTTGTGAAGGAGGAAGTATGACAGAAAATCAAGGAGCAGGGGCTACGCCTATCACTGCCGACATGGTAAATCACCCACCCCACTACAAAGTTGGGGGCATAGAAACATTAGATTATATCAAGGCAAAATCAACACCCGAAGAATACATTGGCTATCTCAGAGGGAACATCTTCAAATACAACACTCGTATAGGACTTAAAGGCAATGCATCAGAAGATGCAGGTAAGATAAGATTCTATTCTGTTGAACTCGAAAACTTTATTAATTCTCGTAAATAAATAACTGGTATCACTTTAAATAGGAGGTCAGTATGATTGACCAAGCATTGGCGTGTCTAGCACAAACAATTTTTATGGAAGCAAGGGGGGAGGGTATCACAGGGCAAATTGCCGTAGGCTACGTGTTATACCGACGTGCTGATTTTAAACCCGAAAACGTGTGCGTAGAAATGAAAAGGCCCTATCAATTCTCATGGTATGGTAAACTAAAACCACCATCGCCACAGGCGTTAAAGAATACATCATATTACAAAATTGCATACGAGATATTACATTTAAAAGCAAGAGATTATTCTAAAGGCGCAACAAACTTTCACAACATCGCACTTAACAATCAGTGGGGAATGAAACCACGTGTTATAATAAACAACCATGTATTTTACTAAGGACATCATATGAAAGACCCATACGCATGGGCAATCGAAGAATTCAATAGTCAAGGAGATCTTGTGTGGTCAAGTATTATGCAAACAAGACCGAAAGAACTATCATGGATAAGAGACTTGCCAACAAAAAAACATAATATAGTAATAACACCTTTATATAAATGTGAAGAAAAAGCTGAAAAAATTACAGGAGTCAAAAGCTATCGTGAGTCTACGCAACGTCTTACTGATGCTTATAGTGGTCTTTAATTTAGGGTGTATGACTGTTGCCACTAGCGTTGCTACTCAAGTAGGGGTGCAATATACAGGGGAGCAGTATTTAATATCGCAAAAGAAACCGATGATCAAGTGTAATATAATAAATGTAATTAAAGGCAATAAAATGTGTAGAGTAAGCAGAACATATCTTATAAGGAGAGTGTAATGGGCGAAGACTATAAAGGCACAGGGTTTGTGCTAGTAGGATTGATTGTAGGGTGTTGCATTACTTGGGGGGTTATGAAGTATAATCAACCACAGACTAAATATAAGATGAACCTCAAGTGCATACAAGGCGAACTATACGAAGAAGTAAGAACTAATATGTTTGTTAAGTCGCATCTTGAATGTTTTGAACAAAGGAGTTTTTAAATGGCAACACAACAGATACACCCAAGTAAACGTAAAGCTGACCCTATTAAAACAAAGACGGGTAAAGATAAATTAAA